ACTTCTGCGGTTTCATTATCTTAAGGACTTTTCTAAAGGTTTTAAGTCTGGGTATAACTATGGTCTTTATAAGAATAATGACTTCTGCCCATTGAATATTGGTGGTATTCAGGGAGTTTGTGTATTTACTGGACTCCCTGTGCCTGAAATTGCAAAAGGTGCTTTTGGATTAGAACGTAATGAACAACAAGGACTTTTTGAACTTTCACGCCTCTGCATTCACCCAGACACACAATCTGACGAGCATAATATCACTTCTTGGTTTGTTTCAAGAGCGATTAGACAGTTACGGAAGGATACTGAAGTTAAAGCAATCATCTCTTACGCTGATAGTGATTTCCATAATGGTACAATCTATCGCGCTTGTAACTTTAAATATTGCGGACTCACAGACCCAAAGAAAGATTTCTACTTTGCAGACGGAACTAAACACTCTAGAGGCAAAATTAAAGGTGCTGCAGGAGAATGGAAAGAACGCTCCCGCAAGCACCGATATGTGATGATGTTTGATAAAAGTTTAGAACTCTTATGGGTTTGATGCCCTAGTATTTTCTGTTCTAATCAAATTAGGATTCACATACTGCGATGACTTGTCATAAGTCATCGCTTTTCTCATATCTGATATAAATTGCTGCAGATACACTTTCTTCAAAACATAGATTCCGCGCTTCTTATTATTCTTTTTAACTTCATATTCATAATTACTAATACCAGTAGTAACATTATATTTTGTAATAATTTTATTTGAACCTGAGTCAAAATATTGAACATAAGATACTTTATTTGTAGATTTCTGTGAAGATAGTACGATGCTGCCTTCTATTCTTGTTTTTATCGTAATAGTTCTTTGCAATCCATCAATAGTAGTATAAGAAAAACTATCTGATACATTTGCTATTCCATCAACAAAAGGTATTTTTAATAGAGATTCTGTATTAAATGTATAATTCCAAGTTAATGCATTTATATTAAATGTAAATGTTCCGTAGTCATTTGTAGATGAGATATAATCAGTATTTAATGGCGATAAAATTTCTCCACTTGCATTAGGGAAATTAATTGTTATTGCTGAACTATTAAAAGATGTCGATACATCTTCAGAAGGATATGGAAGTTTAAAGAATGAATCGACAACTTTACCTGCTGGAAGAATCAAACGACCTTGTGAATCTTTGATTTCTTGAGTTTCATAATGATGAATGTCATTCAAATATTCGCCATAAATTGATTCTGCATAGGTATAAACATCTCTATCAGAAAGTGGCCATTGGTCTCTGACTCTTGTAATTCCAGAACTAATTAATACGACCCAATCATATTGACTGCTTCCATAAAGTTCTTCTGCTACAGTGTCTGGGCGAGCGCCATCTGGAATTTGATATTTGTCAAAGAGAGTAACAACATTCTGTAAATCATCACGAAGTTTGGCACGACGAAATATATTCTTTACAACAACATATTCATCAGATGCTTGTCTGCTTGATAAGAATGATTGATATTCTAAATTTGGTATTTCTCTGAAATAAGTCATTAGTATCCAACTCCGGTTTTGCCTTGACCACTTTCGTAATCTTCTGCGTAAATGGGTGTTAATTCTTGGAAAGATAAAGTTAATTGCATATGAACTGGTGTTGCATCAGAATATGTTGCATAAGTTCCAGATGCAGTATAATTCACACTCATACTTGTAAGAGCACAAATCTTAAATTTATTCAAGAATGGATGTTGCTTATTTCCACTCATGTATTGTATACGAAAAACTTCTGGTGATTTGAGAAAGAGACCAGCGGCAGCTCCAGTGTTTAAACCTTTCTTAGCAGCAGAATAATATTTAAAGTTACGAATAATTTGTTTGATTTCTTCTGATTCCGAATCATCTCTAGGAACCATATCAAATTGAAATGTAACTGGAGATCTTAATTGAATTCCAGTAAACAAAAGTTCAATATTTTGATTGAAAGTAACTCCCTGTGCTCTTGAAATAAGTGACCCAGAATCTTGCTTTCCCAATGCTGCGGCAACAGCAGCGGCAGCAAATCCTGTTTGAATTGTTCCTTGCCCAACTCCGGTCTGTGCTGCATTTAAAACTTTACTTCCAGCAGTAAGTGCTCTTGATGTTCCACCAGCAAATCCACCATTAATAGCACCAGTTGCTACATCATATGCTGCACTTTCTAATGGATTTAGAGTTCCAGTTCCCCATTCAGCAGAATTTTGGTCACCAATTGATTCGGGAATTGGTAATATCACACTTCCTAGAATATCCTGATTTCCTTTTCCAGCATATATCTGTGCATATGTTTGGTCTGATGAATTCAAAGCAAAAGAATTCCCTTGAGTTCCAAGTCCCGGAGGTTTATAACGAATGAAATCAATCTTTAAATAATCATCATTGTCACGAAGTTTTGCTTTTGGATATCTATATGAGAAAGCCATTTATATGTTTTCTAACTATTTATCCGTATTCTCCCATAAGGAATCTTTCTTAAATCTCCAACTTCGTTTCTGTCTACTATATGTAATGGTCCGATGACTTCTTCCATTGTATATTGCCTCTGCTCTCCCCAGTGAAAGTTAATTCCAACAAATCCCCACGAATAAACTTTTGTGACAGCAACTAATGGATTTGCATCATATCTAATTCTTGGTGTCTTTGGTCGATAGACGAATGTATAAAACTTACCTGCTTCTGCTTTATTTGTAGTTTCTTTTAAAACATCTAAAATTTCCAGCATCAAATCATCTGGATTCTCAGTTCCAATAAGTTTTTTAACCAGACCTTTGACGCGATTCATATTCCTAGTTCGTTTTCTGTAATTAATTTAAACTCATAACCTCTGTCAATACACCATTCTCTTGCTGCTTCCCACTTTGCTTGATTCTTTGCATATTCATATACTTCGCTGATATATCTTTTCGTTTGTCTTTGTGGTTTTTGTGGAGGAGCAGTTTGTTTTTTAGGTTTAATCTCAATCATATATTTCTTAATTGCCCCATTAGATTCCTTGACTTTTATAAGGAAATCTGGAAAATATCTATGCACTTTACCATCTATAGGAGACCTGTAACCAATACACATTTCTTCACTTTGCCACTCTAAAATTCTTTCATTTGTATCACAATAAACACAAAATTTGCGTTCCCAAAGAGAGCGGTAGATTATATTCGTGGGGTCTCCTTTATATTTTTCTGGGTGAGAAGGTTTGTATTTTCCTTTATATGACATCTAAATACTTATAATTAAAAGCCCATAAAAGGTATTTAGAGTGGTAAGACCTCGTAGAATATCGGATATCAAACCATTAATAACTAATCTTGCTCAAACTTCTCACTATCAAGTGCAGTTTGGCAGCCTTCCTCCTGAATTAAGTTCATATCTTTTAGGAAAAGGAGTTGATTCGAGATTTATTGCAGAAGATGCTGGTCTTTTATGTTACTCTGCAATTCTTCCTACTACAAGCCTTGCAACTGCAAACATTAGTGGAAACTTTACTGGAATCACAGAAAAATTTGCTCATACGAGACAATATGATTCAATATCTCTTGATTTTTATGTTGATAAAAATTACAGAGCTCTGAAATTTTTAGAATGTTGGATGGAATTTATTGCAAGTGGGTCTACAAATCCAGTTGGTTTGGCTAATGAAAATGCGCCAATAAATGTGAATGCTAATAATTATTTTATTCGAATGCAGTATCCCACATTTTACAAAGCAAATTCAGTAAAGATTGTCAAATTTGATAGGGATTATAATAGAGAAATTGAATATAATTTCAGAGGATTATTTCCTTCTGCAATTAGTTCTATGCAAGTTAGTTATGTTTCCTCTGATACTCTAAAAATGTCTGCTACATTCCAGTATGACCGTTATATTGCTGGTAAATCGACAAGTTTAAGTCAATTAATTGGCAATAATAATAATTTAAATCCCAATAACCCACAAGTATCACAATCTAATATTAATTCTGTACAATCTTTAGATGATATTAGCAAAAAGATAATCGATTCTCAAAAACAAGTTTTTAGTAATGATTATTCCAAAGTTTTTAACACCCCATCATCCTCTCCTAATAACCCTTCTCTAAGTAATCAATCAAATCAAACTACTGCAAGTGATTGGTGGAAAGCACTTTGATATTTGAGAATAAATAGTCATAACTGAATTTTATAGGTTATTATGCCTTTACCAAAGATTGCTACACCAACATATGAGTTGGAAATTCCTTCGATTAAAAAGACAATCAAATATCGTCCCTTTCTTGTAAAAGAAGAAAAGATTCTCATCATTGCGATGGAGAGTGAGGATCCAAAGCAAATTACTGAAGCAGTAAAAACAGTAATTGGTAATTGTGTTCTTACCAAAGGAATTAAGATTGAACAACTTTCCACATTTGATATTGAGTATTTGTTCTTGAATATTCGTGGAAAGTCGGTTGGTGAGCAGGTTGATGTTCTTATTACTTGCCCCGATGATGGAGAAACTCAAGTTCCTGTAAGTATTAATCTTGATGACATTAAAGTTCAAGTAAGTGAAATTCATACTAGAGATATTAAACTTGATGACACTCTGACATTGAGAATGAAGTATCCTTCTATGCAAGAGTTCATTAAAAATAATTTCAATAATGAATCTGAAATTAGTGTTGATGATACTTTTGATATGATTTCCTCTTGTGTAGAACAAATCTACAGTGAAGAAGAATCTTGGTCTACATCTGATGTGACCAAAAAAGAACTTATTGAATTTCTTGATGGATTGAGTTCGAAACAGTTTAAGGATATTGAGAAGTTTTTTGAAACGATGCCCAAACTTTCTCATACAATTAAAATTAAAAATCCAAATACTGATGTGGAAAGTGAAGTAGTTCTTGAGGGTTTAACATCTTTTTTCGCGTAGGAATGGCGCATGAAGATCTTGCGTCATACTACAAAACTAATTTTGCTTTGATTCAGCATCATAAATATTCTTTAACAGAGCTGGAAAATATGATTCCTTGGGAAAGGGAAATTTATATTGGTCTTCTCCAGCAATACATCGAAGAAGAAAATCTGAAGAATCAAGCAAATGGCTGATATGGATCCTGTAGCGATTGCCCAGAGTGGGGTTGACCCCATTACAGGATCCCCCCTGTCTTCAGAAGTTCGTAAAGCACTTTTTAAAAAAACAGTTGTACCAAGTGCTATATTTGGTCGTGGCGGAGCACTTGTAAAAAGAGATGAAGGTGCTCTCGTTGCTCAACAAACAAACCAACAGATTGTATCTCTTCAGAATCAAATACAAACTGTTAATGTTCAAGTTATAAATCTGACTAATGGATTGAATAATATCGCTGCACAACTAGCAGCAGATAGTGCTTTAGAGAAGCAGCAGATTTTAGCGGATAGAGAGAATGACCGAAAGTTAAATGAAAGAAAAGTTAGAATTGGTAAAGAAAATCAATTAGAAGCAAAAATTACGAGTGCTCTTTTAAAACCAATAGCATCTATTCAACAAAAAGTTGGTGGTGTATTCTCAAGAATAATGAGCGCCATTGAAATTTTATTTCTTGGATGGTTGACCAATCAGGGAATTGAAGCACTTAAAGCAAATGCAGCAGGAAATAAAACAAAATTACAAAAAATATTCCAAGCAATTATTAATGGAGTTACTGCTGCTGGTCGTGGATTTTTACTTGTTGGAAGAGTAATTGGGAATATTACAAGATTAGTTACTAAGATTACCGTAGGAATTGCCAAATTAACTGCTGGATTGATTGGTGGAATCTTTCGTGGTATTGCAGATCTTACTCGAATGGGAATTGATGGAGTCAAATCTCTTCTTGGAATTAGTAAAGTAGCAAGAACTGCAGAAGCAGGAGTGGATGCTGCAAGAGTAGGTGGAGGTTTATTAAAAGCGGGTGGAAAGGCAGGTGGAAGAGTTGTTCCTCTTCTAGGTGCTGGGTTAGATTTTGCTTCTTCTTATCAAAATTTTAAAGAAGGTGATATTGGTGGGGGTGCTCTTGCCGCAACTTCTGGGGTATTGAATGTAGCATCTTTAGCATTTCCAGTTTTAGAAATTCCCGCTCTTGCAGTTACTGGGGCTTCCATAACTCATGATTTAACTAAACCTTCTACACCACCACCTACAACTAAATCAAAACCGGGTGCTTATCCACAAACAAAAGCTGTTCCACAAAAAAATACAAAATCATCTAAAAAACCACAAGCACCATCTCAACCACAAGCAACAGTTGCACCGACTATTAATAATTTCCAGTTAGGAATGGACAATTCTGCAACACAAACTGCTCAGACACCAACTAGCACAACTCCACAAGAACAATCACCACAAACTTTACAATTTAATATTCCTCAAGCACAAGTTCAAACTCCACAAATTACACCACCGAATGTTGGAGCACTTCCAGAAGCAAAACCAAATCTAATTATGGCACAATCTGCAGTTGCTGCAAATAATCAACCTCAAACTCCGCCATCATCAAAACCATTAACTGATGTTCCGTTGATTAATTCATCAAATCCTGATAATTTCTATACATTATATTCTCAAGTTAATTATAATGTGGTGATGTGATATGGCAATAGCATCTCCTCTCAACATAGGAAATTCTACAAATTCATTAAGATCTGTTGGTGGAGCAGTTTCTGGTGCAAATAGAACGATTAAAAATATTGGTGGGATTTTATTTCGCAGAACTAAATTTAAAAGAGAATCAATTGCAACTTCAAAAACCTTAACAAATAGAAGAATTGAAAATGAGGATAGGGCAGATAGAGAAACTGAATTAGAAGCACCAAATCTTACAAAAACTCCAACTGGGGCATCAAATTTAGCAAATCAATCTGGGGGTAGTTTTTTAGATAGAATTATTGGATTCTTAGGATATACTACTGCTGGATGGATTTTGAATAATCTTCCAACTTGGATTGGGTTGGGTAAGGAATTTATTGCTAGATTGCAAAAGGCAGGGCAAATTATTAGTTCTGTTGCTAGTGATGCAATTAATATAGTTGGTGGATTTGGTAATGTATTAGGAGCAGTTGGAAAAGATATTCTCTCATTTGATATATTTGATAGTTCAAAGCGCATACAAAATGCAGTAGGAGATTTGAATGCAGCATTTGAAGATATGGGTAAACAATTTAATGATGGATTTAAATTAGTTTCTACTCCATTAACTGATAAATCTGGAAAGGGAACTTATAGTGAAGCAAATATTCCACCTACAGGAACACCGTCTCCTAATCAAGGTGCTTATCCAAAAACTCCTATGCCTTCTGGTGGTGGAGGAGGATTTGGTGGAGGTGGTAATGCAAATCAATTGGCTGCAAGTGTTGCAAAACGTTTGATGAGTGATTTTGGATTGACCGATTACCAAGCAGCTGGAGCTGTAGGAAATCTATTAAATGAAGGCATGGCATATGGAACAGGTAATATCATTCAGGGTGGAAAAAGAGGTGCTCCAAGATATAATGCATCAATAACGGAGGGTTACGGATGGGCACAATGGACTAATACTGAGGGTGGTGGACCAAGAGATAGATTAAACAGAGCACTTATCTATCTTGGAATGAAAGATAATCCAAGACCTTGGAGTAATGATGATAATTACAAAGTTCTCAAATGGGAACTTCAAAATGACAAAAAATATGTTATTAATAATTTAAAAAAAGCCAAATCTGTTGATGAAGCTGCAATGATTTGGCTTACTAAGTTTGAAGGAATTAATGATGGAACTGGTCCAAGAAGAATTGCATCTGCTAAACAAGTTCTTCCAAAAATAGCACAAGCATCATTTACATCATCAACAAAACAAGCACAAGTTTCTTCAACGCCAGGATCGAATGCATCTATTAAACCTCAAAATAAAGGAAATTTATTATCAGAATACATCACTGGAGATCCGAATACTCCACTGGGTAGATATGATAAATCTGGTCATGGTACAACAAGAAATTATCATGACCATCTTGCATTTAAAGATAAAGAAACTACATTGAAAGCTTATAATTTCTTCAAATCTAAAGGATTTACGGTTACTGAACTCAATGTTAGTACTGGACACGTTAATGGATCTCTTCATTATGTTGGAAGAGCTTTTGATATTCCTGGAGCACAATGGAAGGGATCTGGTGCTATAGGACCAAAAGAATATCAGGGATCTGCAAAAGTTAGAGCAACACTCGCACAATTCTTAGGAACTTCTCCATCTTTGGGAAGTTCTTCAAATCCTGCAGCACAAGTTGCATCGACACCATCACCAGAAATGGCGCCACTACTAACACCAGAAAGAACGGGGCAGGATATACTTGTCTTTGATACTGGTGCTGGTCAATCTTCACCTCCTGCAGCACCTTCTGGTGGGGGTGGAGGAGCACCTATTGCTCCTGATGATTCTACTATGGTAAATAACTTTATCAAGAAAAAACTTCTTTTAGATTTGGTGTATCTATAATGTCAATTAAAAGGTCTATATTTGAAGAACTATTATTAGAATCAAACGATCAAAGCAGAACGATTGATGTTTCTGGTGGAACAATATCAATTGATTATTATGAAGATATTTTTTCTCCAATGATTACCGCAACAGTTAAAGTTGTGAATACTGGAAGTTCAATTGCTCCAGAAGATAATAAAGATGGAGAAAAGCAATCCATTTATAATGGTCTTCCCCTAAGAGGTGGTGAAAGAATTTCGATGAAGATTTCTGGGAATTCTGC